GCTTCCGTTTACCACCTTCAAGTCTAACGCGTGCTTTCTTAACGGCATCCCGGCGACGCTCTTTGTCACCTTTCTCCTTTTCGCCTTTTTCAGAACCTTCTTCGTTTTTCTTTTTGAAGTGAGCCAGGAGTTCAGGCGGCATTCCTTTTTTCTTTGTCATCTTAAATTCCGCTGATGTCTAAATTGCGGAGTTCAGCCCCGCCAACGTAAGGAGGAGGTAATGTTGGAGGCTGTCCAGTGCCTAAAATCAAGTCTATTCCAAGTGCATCCCCAGCCTTACGTCGTGGCTGGCGACCTTCTGCAAACTTCTCGCCACCCGAGTAAGGTGCGCGTTCTCGTGGGGTTCGCTCTCGATCAACTCCGTAATAATAGCCAAGCCTGGTCTTTGGTCTAACCACGTTGTTTTCTCCTAGAGGCTAACTCCACAGCACGTCGAGCTTTCTTGGCACGTTCTGTATTCGGTACGAACTGCTTTCCTTTACGCGATTCACGCTGCTTTTTACGATCTGTTTGCTCACGTTCCTCAGGAGATAGTCGTGCCCAGGCTTCTTTAGGTAAGTACCGTTCAGTACCTTTTTTACCTGGTTCTATCGCTTTGTCAGCCATTACTAAGCAGCGGCTACGTGGAACGTCACCACAGCCGCAGTTCCACCAGCTTCAGCAGTAAAGACCGGGCGAACAAATTTAACAGGCCTACCAGATACACTCAATGCGTAGGTTCCGTTGGCGTTGTACTGAGTATCGGCGATGATCGGAGCAAAATTTGTCCCGTCAATACTTCCGTCCAAACGAACGTTAACCGTGGTGTTAATAGATGCCACGATTGTGATTAACGTATAGTCCGTTGTCGAGAGTAGATCGTTTTCAGCAACTTGAACAAGATTGCCATTGCCAGGAGCTGTTAAGGCAGGTCCGACATTGAAAAGTGTATCCGAAAAGCCTAAGATTGCCATTTTGCTACCTATATGAGTTTAATTCTACTTGGCCTTTTTCTCGTACTCTTCTTTCGTCATCCAATCCTGTTCACCCCAGCGCTTGAGTGACTTCTGGCCTTCCGTCTTTCCACCTTTGTAACCGCCGCCTCGTTCTTTGTATGCTCGAGCGAGCATCTGAGCCTTGCGAGCGCTCCATTGACCAGGCTTCCCACCTTTGGAACCTGCTTTAATCTTTTCTTTAAGCCGTTCTCGCACCTCTGGTTTAGTGTATGTCATCTCAAGTCATGTAATTAGGCGTCTGAGAAAAAGCTGAGGTCAAAAGAGCCGCAGGATTAATCACAGATTTAATCTGAGGTTGTTGAGCAAACAAAGAATCTTGGATGTAAGAAGAAAGAAAATCCGCACCAGGATCTTCTTCCTTCTTTCCTTTTCCACCTAAAACATAAATGTAAGTATCGCCGCCATGGGTTGTCTGTTGTTGAATGGGCGGAGCTTGTTGACCTTGTAATTCAGCGGGCTTACCGCCTTTCGTGTGTAACAACCGGATCTCATACGGAGTCCCCTGGAGATCCGTAGTCTTGATCGTCCCGTAACCCTTGCCTGGAGTAAATGTACCCGGTCCTTCCCACGAAAGCGGTGTTTTTGCTGCGACCGCATAATCTTGGCCCATATGCTGGGTAGATGCGCCGGCTGTAGGTGCTGTCCGCTTTCCAAAAGGTGATGTAATCGTAAATCCTGGCTTCCACTCTTCTCCTTGTTGTTGCCAGAGTGGTTTCCGCGCTTTACCGACTTTCAGTCTCGTTAAGAGAGACCTGATCGTACCGGGGTCAATATATTTCCCATCTTTTAAAACCCTAACATCTAAATGCGGACCAGTAGTAGGAAAGATATCTTCCCCTGGAGCAGCTACATAACCAACATCCAGCATGGAATTCATTATTGAGCACCACCTAAATAATTTGGTGTCTGCGACATCGCTTGAGTTAAAAGTAAAACTGGGTCGATGCCTGTTTCGATTTTTTTCGGAGCGGTTCTGTAAAGAGAGGCAAGATTTGTAAGCCCTTCGACTTCCGGCATTTTGAACTTACCGGTATAACCACGAAGAAAATCAAGTCCGGGATCTTCCCCGTAAATGATATAAGTATTCTCTTTAGGAGCAATAGCAACCTGTTCAGGTTTTTGCCCAGTCTGTTGACCTAACTGCTGAACTGCTGCTTGAGCCTGCGGGAGGAACTCTTTGTATTTACCGCTTTTATAAACGGACCAAGCACCTAAACCTTGACTACCAAGGATATCTTTCGCGGCACGAACATTGGTTGCCGGATCAAACAGTTCTTTTTCTTCTTTTAATCCAAACTGTTTCATGCGGGCGGGACCGAGACCACCGTACATGTTCACCTGGAATAAGCCGTAAGATCTGTCTAAACCACGGGGGTTAAAAGCTTGTGATCGCCCCCCAGACTCCGCTAATGCGATGGCAGTCATGGTCGGGATCTTTTCCTTTGCGACGCCCTGTTGCTGAAGCAGGGATGCAATTTCTTGTGGTTTGAGCTGTGCCATGTTCTTGTACCTCGTTGCTGCCTCAGCGGAAGTTGTTTTCAAACATAAGCCGAGTACCGACAGCAACATCGGCAGGGCCAGGAAGAGCTTGGATAAATTCAGCGCCTTCCCGGTTGAATCGATACCGAGCTTGCTCGGGATTTCGATAATTGGGGACATAAAGATGTAGGGCTAATCGATCCGTCTCGTATATGTAAATTGCCGTCCATGTTTTCAGCGTGTCCCTAAAATCAGAAGTTGCAATCGTACGATCAACGTCACCGGCTATACTCTCGATACGACTACGGGGAACAGTATTGTTATTCACGCTGCCGGTCATGTCAGTGCGCTTTTCAGCTTCATCGCACCGATTGACCTGTTCGACAATTTTTGAATACCAGAACGAATCCGGAATGTTGTTGACAGCTTCCTCGAGACGCGCCAGGTCACCTGCCGGAATAGACGTAGTGTTATAGCCTAGGTGCCAGCGAACCTTAGATTTGAGGAAATTATCGAGTTGCATTACTCAGGAGAATGCGTTACGGGTACAAGAGGCTTAGATGTACCCAGTAACACACTAGCACGCGCAAATTATCACTCAACGCGAATCAAATTATCCTTGAAAATCTCGTCCCAATCTACACGCTTGATTGATCGCAACTGCTCAAGACGTTGAAACTTTTCAGTAGGCAGAGAGAGTTGAAGATCTTTAATATCGCGGGCAGTTTTAAGTCCAACGCCAGGGAGCGCATCTGCAATTTGGCGTGCACTGGCCGTGTTGATGTTAATCCGCGTATCCAACGGAAAAGTCTCTTTTTTAGTAGGCTTCGCTGGATTGACACCTTCAGCCTGCAGTTGAGCCGTCAAACGCTCTTCTGTTTTAATCTGCTCAGTCGTCGCTTCGAGATGGGGGACAAGATCCGATTCTTCTACGTAAAGAACCTCATCCTGAGAGTCAAGACACATGACGATTCCGTCGCCATGTTTTGACACCATTTCTACCAGGCCACCCGTGACGCGGTATTGGTACAGCATCTGTGTAATTATTGTCTCTGATTAGCCTAACAAACTACATCCACAACTTTCAATAGGCACAAAAAAACGGGCTCCGAAGAGCCCGCCTTTTCTTGAGAGCGTTATCAGCTGTCGCTGCCGCCCACTTGAGAAGCGAAATCAATGAACTCATTGATTTGCTCCCAGCCAGCAGCTGCAGCGGGACGCAGGTAGTTCACGCGGCACACAAGGTAACCGGCCTTACCAGCAGTCGAGTCATCTGCACTGATGAACACACCTTCACCGTCAACGGTGGTGGAGGTCACGCCATTGACGTTGAACACCTTGAAGGTGGTGTCGGCGGTAACCTTGTAGAACATCGAGTTCGCAGCATCCTGGTCGTCGATACCAGCGGTGGTAACGGCGGTCCAGAAGGGCAGGTCAGCGGCAGTGGTGTCGGCCAGGCCTTGAGCGAACAGGTTGCTGGTAGCGGAGATGATCGCGCTAGCAGCGGCCAGACCGTTGGCCTGGGTGCTGGGAACACCAAAGGGAGCGCCAGCGTTGTTGGGACCAAGCAGCAGGCCTTCAGTGCTGGTACCACCGATATCGGCGGTCACAGGGGAGGCGGGGAAGCCGGCAAGGCCGCCAGAGGGGATGTCCTGAGCCACAGCGATAGAAGCGCCGTAGATATAAGCAGGACGATCAGAACTGGCTTGCACCACAAGGGAGGTGCGGTTATCGCGCACGCGATCATCAGGACGACGATCGGGCGAAGGCACGATGATATCGAAGCTCTTGAACGAAGCTTTATCAGCGGCTACGTTGTCAATTTTGACATAGCCGATCAGCTCGTAAGCTTCCACGCCAGGCCAGCCATAAACACCTTCGGTGTTGTAGGAGGAGAGGCGGTTGATCTGGTTACCGGGCTGGAGAATAGCGCCGGCTTCTTCTTTGTAAGCAGCCATTAGTTAGTTACCTCCTTTATCACTCTACGATGGTAAAGGCAGTGGTCACGAAGTCCTTGTTCAGGTTCGCGAAGCCAGCGTACAGCTGCCAAATCAGGATGATGAAGCGGCTGAAGTCGTCGTTGTTGTTAATGAGCACCTGGGCGTTAGGACCGCCGATACCAACACCAACAGCCTGAGGACCGAAGAACAGACCAGCAGGAGTAGTGCGAGTAGCAGCACCACCACCACTACCGATATCAACAGAGATGCTCTTATCGGGGAAGTTGGTGGACTCGAAGAAACGCACGCCTTCGAACACGAAGCCGGAAGGCATCACAGGCTCGCCAGCGACGAACTGAGCCTGGCCAAACTGACCGCCACCATACAGAGCAGCGTTCGGAGCCAGTGAACCCATCAGGGGGTTCGGCTGACCCATGCCAGGGTAGCGAGCCACTTCACGGAAGCCTTGATCAGCACGCAGGTCCTTCATGAAGGAAGGATCGGCGATACAACGGTAGTAACCGTCGGCGAACACAGGCACGTTGCGCTTACGAAGCTGCTTAACCACCTCGAGGAGGTCGGTCTTCACATTGAACTTGAAGCGCTCAGAAGCGTATTCGGTGGAGGAATAGGCATTCAGGCTGGTCGAGGAAGCCTTGGTCTTACCGTTGGGGTAGTAGTAACCACCTTGGGTATCAGACGAGGCACCACGGGACTCAGACTTGAACAGTTCGTCCAGGAACACGCGGTCACGCCAACGACGGTAGTCGTCGAGCAGAGTCAGCGAACCGATGGACTGGTGGAACATGTTGAGGTTCCCGGTGTCCAGCAGCAGACGCTGAGCGGTCATCAGAGTCTCGCGAGCAATCTTGAAGGTGCTCGGGAGGTTAGCGTTGTTCGGGTCAGCAGGACCGGTGTACTCACGAAGAGACACCAGCACTTTGTCCTTAACGATCGACCGGCTGTTGGCAGTACCGATGGTTTGATCCTGGGTACGCTCACGGTTGGTCTTCGTACCAGGGTTACCCCAGAAACGATAGCGGTCGAGCTGAACGGTTTGACCCGGCTGTTTGGTGAAGTCGTGGACAACTACAGGCTCACAAGCCATCTCCACGATATAAGCCGGATGGGGGCGGTACAGCTCCGCACCCAACAGCTTGGGAAAGTCGTTATCAATAAACATTGTGGTTCTTCAGCGTAGGTTTAGCTGACACCGGAGATCCAGAAGATCCCTGAATGGTGACAAAAAATCACCCGGAAATCTGGGAACTTCTGTCCCATTGATAAAATTATAAGATTACTTCATCAACCCAGGTTATTAACCCTCGGGATTAACCATCACAGGAAAATTGTAGCCATCCAGCATATTACCGGCTGAATATTGCATCGGGGCCATCGAACCCATCGCGTGATACGGATTTACCGTAGCGGGTTGCATATCTACTTGTGCTGCCTGAATCTCAGGATCAAGTGCCCCGCCACCAGCTGCTTGCATTGCTAACAGAGCTTGCGCAGCTTCAGCCTCTGCTTGTTTTTTACGGCTCGTAGATTTGTTAACGGCCTTTTTAGCTTTAGACTTGTCCATCAGCGACCTCCTTTTTTCTGGGGCATAGGTGGTTGGATGCCCATCGGCAGCTGACCGGTTAAAGGCATCATGGGAATCATTGCGTATTGCTCTTGATTAATCAGCTGATTTTGAACTGATTCAGCCGCTTGCTGAAACTGAGGAGAAAGAAGACCATTGCGAGGTAAAGGAGAACCAGGTAGATTCAACTTCAAATAAGCTGCATCCAGGTCTTGCGGCATCGTGGGTTGAGGAGCATTTGGATCCCCGACAACAGGGCCACCGTTCATCATTCGAATTGAAGCATATTCATCAATGTTCCCGGACTGAACTTGACGAGCCACATCTCCGGCGCCAAAGGCTACAAGACCTGGAGCACCAATCGGACCGCCGGCGGTACCAATTGCAGCCAAGAATTGATCGGCTCTGTCCCTGGCACTTGCTTTCTTAGACGCCATAGTAATCTCTAATAAAAAAGGGGCAGTTTTACTACCCCTTATTTTACATTCAGTGTATTAAGAAGATCATTCCATCACCAGGAGCTTCTGGCGGAAGGCATCGGGAGAAGCCATGTTCAGATAGCGCCAAGCGTTGGCAGGGTCGCGCTCAGCAACGGAGCCGAAACTGTTCCAGAACTCCGTAGGATTACCCTGCGCTTGAGGCTGAGGGGGAATGGGCATCTCAGGGCGCTCAGGAGCCACAGGACGCTGGAACTGCTGGCCGACAGCCTGAGCTTGGGGACGAGCGTAGCCAATCTCCTCATCGGGGATCGGATAAGGACCGTTCTCACCGAAGAACTCACAGGTGTAATCAGCCAGAACGTCAGGATCAGTCAGGATTGTCTCGTAAGCTTTGTGCTCATTGGAGAGTTCCTGAAGCAGATTGACGGCTTCAATCAGCTGATTGTTGGTGGTAATCAGCGCGTCCTCAAGCTGACAAGCGTAATTATTGAGGATAGCAGGAACGTCGGGACCGAAATGGTCAATAACCTCAAGACTTGCTTCGCTTACCCCGTTGGCGCGGAGCTGCTGGGGGCTGATTTCCAGCGAAGTTTGGGAAGAGGCGTTGGAATATGCCGGGTTGTTGTTGGTCCCAGGCATAGAGGTCGGCATCCCCGCGTTGCTGTACTGGGGAGCTTGTTGGGAAGCGTAGCTGGCCGGGTCGATTGCTTGGGTCTGCGCTGACTGTTGACCCTGGAACGGGAATTGGACGGGCGAACTCAGGAGCCCCACCACCTTGTTGAACGCCTCCTTGTACGGATTCTCCGCTTGTTGGGGCGCCTGGGGTGCTTGGTAAGGCGACGCTGTAGGGGTTGAGGGGTAGCTGCTCACCCCCATCTGGGCCTGCATTTGCGGGGCTGGGGCCACCGCTTGCTGGTAAGGCGCCACCCATTGGGAATTGGTTGAAACCGCCGGAGCTTGCGCTGCCGTCTGAGCCACCGGAGCCCCGTAGCTGATCGGCTGGGTCGGGGATACTTGGGGTGCCGATTGGGTCGGCATTGCGGTATCGGCCTGCATAGGTTACCTCTTTTTGTAGGCTTTCGAGTGTTCGGTAAAGGAAGGGAGTGAGATCAAGTCTCGGATCCGCAGCCATCGGTAGATTCGGTTGCTGCGGATGTGGAGTCCGCATTTCTTGATTAACGAGATCAATAAATGCAGAGTAGGCCCTCTGTACTTCCCCTACCATTCGGAATGGGAAACCGGAGAGCATGCCCGCGATTTCATCATCCGTTTTCGAAGGGAATAAATACTTCAGTGCTTCTATGCTATCAACGCCTAACTCTTGTAAGTTCCGCGTAAAGATAGACTGGTTGAGTTTATCCTGTGCAGTATCTTCATACACAGGACCCATCCAACGCCAAGCAACCGTACGGTCGCCATCTGGAGCCAAACCGAGTACTCCATCAGGAATCTCTTTGGTTTGGATTGCGGTATCAATAGCTTTTTGTAGTTTCTTCTCGTAAGTAGACTTTTGCTTCTCATATTTCTGTTGAGAAGCTTCATCCTCTAGATCCTCCGGAACAGTCGGATATTTAATTCCAGAAGCATAGGCAAGTGATTTCCGGAAGATCTGCTCTTCCTGGAAAATCATCAATTCGAAACATTTGCAAATGCCGTATGTGTACAGCATTAGACATTTTTTCTTGGCTGTTGCACTAACGCGGCCATATGCAGACTTAATCTCAGTCGCAGTGACGTTTGTGATACTCAAATCATCGATGCCACCTAGTGCTAATCGAATTTCACTTCGAAGCTGCTCAGAATATCGAGACTGATCCGTGCTAACAGCGTTGGGAGTAATGAACCCGACACGATCAGTTGGTTCCAGGTTCGCGATGACTCGCGGTACACGCATGCCGGAACCAGGCCTTCCGTTATACCCAGGTTGTTGCCTAGTGACGTTATCCTGCTTGTATGTCGAACTAGATAAGAAGAAATCTGACTGAAACCCAGATTGGCTAGAAATACTGGGGCGCTGAGCCGGATCAGTTTCAGCACTCTCAACAATGTCTTGTTTCGGACGAGATGAGAGAAGGGTCGGGTTACCAAAAAATGAAAGGTTTGCCCGAATATTCTTTACCATCTCATCATGAGCGATAATTTGATTGGCTAACCATTCAAACTCGCCACTCCCTTCAGTACCAAAGGCGTCTGGATTATTAAAGACCTCAACACAAGGGATGAACTCCATTGAGTTGACTACTGTTTTTTTATCAAAAATGCCGTATTCAAGTGAGGGCATATCAAATGAGATTTCTTGTTCACTGTGGAACTCTTCAATCTCAGTTGCAGTAATGCGGAGTCGCATATACCGCTTGTCAGTACTTAATCCAACGCCCTGAAAGCCTTTACTGGATTTGACCTTATACGGATAAATGATGATTACTTCCTCCAGATCGCCCTCTGGAGAGTAGTAAGTTCTGTAAGAGTCTTTGTCGAACCAATAAAGACGATATGTCTTCTTAGTGGGCCTGATATAAAAAAGCCCTTTGCCGTATGTTAAAAATCGATCCCAAATTGAATCCAGTCGAGCATCGAGTTTGTTGAACTTGATAACCTGTTGAATAAAATCGAAGCGCTGTGTACCAAAATTATCCTGTTCAGGATAAAATTCAACACCCTGGCGGATGCCGAACATACGCATCTGAGAAAGGTGCGCGTTGACCAGCATGGTATCTGCCGGTCCATTCCCATCCCTGGTAATAACTGCCTTGAGGATAGAATCTAATGTGGATTTCGGACTATCGCTCATGGATTAGTGATCTCAAGATTATTCTTCAATATCGTAGCCAGCGGCAATACGTTTGAGTGTAATTGTATCGTCTTCCACTTCGACATCAAACCGTTCGTTAGGTTGCAGCGCCATGTCGTGGCACAGTTCGTCAGGAAGGGGGATAACAGCAGAGCCATAAGCGTCCTGCTCGAGCTCAATGGTGTAATAGCTGGTGGACATTGGGAAAAGCTTCTCCTAGTTTAGGTCCAAAATACTTTATCTCTATTCATATCTAAACTTAAAACTGAAGTTCCAGCTTCCCTCGGGTCATTAAACCGTTGCACAGCCAAACGAGAGCGTCAACACAGTCATCATGGGAGCTTACGCCAAAGTTGATGATCTCGTCTGTAAGAGGCCCAAATCGACGGAATTTGTTAAAAATTATCTTTCTCTGCTCAAAAAGACCCATGATTCCCCGGAAACGCGCAACTTTGTCTCCACGAAACCCTTTAACAGCATGCCAATTCATGTTGTAAAGGCCGTGGTCGCCCAAACAAATTCGTTTAAAGTCAGCTTCCAGTGACGCTTGATAAGCCACGGCTTCTGACCAGATATCGACGTTACTGCCCGTGGGGAAATATCTCCCATTGTCTTTGTGAATGACGCCCCACTCTTCCATCATCTCCATGAGAGCCTCAAGCTTCTCAAGGTTCCCCATAATCCGGATTCGCTTACAATCCACAATGTGAATTTTGTCCCCAACGCGACCTCCCATTACAAATACTGTGTAATCGTTCTGCTCGCGAACACCAGCAGAAAGGTCTACACCAACTCCTAAAGAATCGAACTGAGTAGAAATTGTGCCTTTGACAATAAGATCTGGGGACAGTGACAATTCACTCGTCTGTACAATTTGATTCTGATATTGGAAACTAAATGCAATTGGTGCTTGTCGTCGGCGATCTTGTAAATACTCTAATGACCACATCTCGGGCCAATAGGACACTTCTTCCCCTTCCTCGTCTGGGATGATCGCTGACTGCACCAGCTGAACCCAATCATTGGCAGGGATGAACGTAGTTCCGTGCATATCATCGTGACGGAATCGAGTTCCTAGACAAATTGCCCTACCGCCCTCAAACATGGTAGGAACAATAACTGAGTTCCAGTTATCTTCCATGGCTGTACGGATATCGCGGTTTTTAATTTCGTCAGCTGACTTACAAATGTCGTCGATGATACATAAATGAGACCGCTTTGAGGTCACTGCACCTTTCAAACCTGCACAGCAAACAGTGAACTCTTCCTCACCAGTAGATTTAATCCCTGCAAACTTCCAGTCAATACTCCAATATTCGTTAGAGTTAATCCCCTTGGCAATTTTTACCATCGGGAAAATTTCCCCATATGTTTTACTTTCTTCGATAATCCTTTTAATGGCAGCGCTCTTAGGTCTCGCAACATCAATTGTGTACGAAATATAAAGAATCTTCAAAGGCAGCTTGTGAAGCGCGTGTACGCCAATCGTCCAAGCAGTGAACAAACCTAAAACTGAAGATTTCGCACTACCCCTTGGAGCAAGAATGTCAATATTTGGTCCAGCAATCCCTTTTAAACAAACAGAGTCCTTCCCAGTGCACAACTGGTTATGCCATTCCAAGTGATGTCGAGCTGGAGGTTTATCGCCTACTACATCACAAAAGTAAGCAAAATCTGTACGTGCCCGTTCGATGTCAACGGTACTCGTCTGCTTTACAACTCGTTTTTGAGCAGCAGCCCTTGCAGTTCGACGGTAAACAGAATAGATGCTAGTCCCTGCCACACGTATCCGTTGTCACTATGCCCGTAGCATAGCGCACTTCTCTTTATGATTCTTCTTGAAGAATTTTTGTCCACACACCCATCGACGCTTCCTGCAATGGTCCCTCGATGGGATCGTCGCGGAAAATGGAAAGCATCTCCCGCAAAGCTCGGTCCGCACCAGCGAGGATAAGACCTTGTTTATCCATCAGTACCTTTTCATCTCCTAGCTGCTTGATCGTCCCACGGAGCTCTTTCTGTAACATCGCAATTCTGGCAGTACCCATATCCTGTTTCACCATGCCCATATCAATGGCATCCCGGAGCTTACTGATATCTTCCTGCATGGAATCAATTTCCATTTCGAGTAGGCCACTAAAGTCTCTCTTCTTGTATTCTCTTTTTGACCACTCATCACATTCAACAATGCTACCTGTAAACCCCAAGAATCGGGCATACAGGTACATTTGAATTGGTGAGCTAGTGCGCTTACAAAATGAGAGAAAGGATTCGCGGTCTTTGTCGGTTAAACCTTGAATCCAATCGGTCATGCTCGGTACTGGCGTTGAGCCTGTTCGTAATCTCTTTGTTCTTTATAGCGCCTAAACATCTCTTGTTGCAAGTCGGTCAATCGAGTTTCTTGACCGGTACGGCTAATCGTTTCACGCTGCTGTTCACCTGTTTGGCGGATCTGCCGCTCCTGACCCGCGAGAAGTTGCGCTTGGGTTTGACGCTGTTCTGATCCAGTTAACCCAATCTGCCGCTCCTGACCCGCGAGGAGTTGGCCCTGAGTTTGACGCTGTTCTGATCCTGTAAGACCGATTTGACGCTC